TAAGTCACTATGTGACCAACACGTTGTCAAGATGCCATTGGAAGAGGCACAGATGCTATGCACTAGCCTATGGCATCATGCACCAGAGTATGCAGAGGAGCATGGTTTGTACAAGCCTGTACATCAAAAGCATCCATGTACTTTGTGGGCAATGGAGAATCGTGCCAACTACAGATGGGCTTACAGTCTATACACATCCATGCTATGTGAGTACCACCACAGATATGGCAAGTGGCATGGTGCAGGTAAGCATAGCATTGCCTTATACAGAGGAAGACATCTGTTACCAGATGGTGACGTAACACCACACCCACAGTGCTTTAGTGGACACGATGATTGTAAGACAGATGAAGACTACCCGATAGAAGCGTATCGTGCCTTCTACAAGGTAGACAAGATGAGTTTTGCACGATGGAACAAAGGACGCGATATGCCAGAATGGTTAAATTAATGGATATTATTATTGGACTATTTATATTTACTATACTTGCCATCTTGACTTTATAATTATAAGGTGGTATAACACATTTTTTATTTACGGTATGAAAAGGAGAAAACCATGCCATTAGATTTTACAACACAACTTATTTCAGACATTCCTTCCAACCTAGACTTTGATGTACAGTTTGAGCCTACCAAGGTGCGTGACAAGAAGTATGTCATCAATGGTGAGACAGGTGAATACATTGGTGTCGTAGGTGATACATTCAACTGTGCATCACATACCGATTTCTTTACTGGTGTACAGAATACAATGCTAGAGAACCTAGTGCCTGATGAGATTGCAGATGCAAAAGTATCATGGAGAAATGCTAGGCAGGATGCGTGGGCAATGATGGACATCACACTTCCTAATGTTACCTCTCGCATTGATACAGACAAGCACAGTACAACTGTATCGCAACGTGTGATTGCCTTACACGGTATTGATGGCTCATGTTCTAACATGGTATTTTTTGGTGCTATAGATTTCTTTTGTACAAATGGTATGATTAGAGGTGAGCATGACAAGGTTAGACGTAAGAACACTTCTAACTTTAGTATGGACAGATTCATATCTGACTTACGTAACTCACGTCAGGACTTCTACATGCAGACAGAACGCTTACAACAGTGGGCTAACATTGATACCACTACAATAGATGTTAAAGCATTGCTGGATAACATTATGAAGTCTGACCGCAAGGCAGAGAAGATGTTTGGGTTATACAACCAAGAGGTGAGTATCCGTGGACGCAATGTGTTCTCTCTGTATTCTGCATTTACTAACTATGCAACCTATGCGGATGAGCGTAATGGTTTTAATCTACGTAATACTGGCAACGATACACAAGCTATTTCAATGTTCAATCGTGAGCATGAAGTATCACAGTGGATTGAAAGCAAGCCATTCAAAGAGTTGGTGGCTGCATAATGCAAGAAGCTAATGGTGTTAAAGGTTTTTCTGCTAAGAGAAAGGGTGACATAACTGAAATGGAGTTATGCACCCAATTCTTAAAAGAAGGATATGAAGTATATAAAAACGTAAGTTGTACAGGTCTTATTGACATAATAGTATTAGACACTACAACTAATACGTTTAAATACTACGATAGTAAAACAGGCTCATTAAGTACTAAAAAGGATGGTACTACAGTTTTGTATACTATGAAAACAACTGAGAAACAAAAAGAATTAGGTGTTGAAATAGCAACATTACATGATGGTGTTATACACACAAACAAAAATAGCATAGGAGTATTAGTTTAATGAAACTTACAAAGTTAGTACAGGATTACTTTTCTTCCTACGATTTCAAGGACTTACGGGATGTATCTGCTAAACGCTATGAATACTATGCTCGTCAATTTATTGACACCACTGTTAGTGATGTTAAGTTCTCTAGTCTTAAAGTAAGTGACCTGACTACTCGCTTGGCTAAAGAAGCATACAACCTATGGTGTGAAAAGGGTGTTACTACAGCTAATCACACCTTGGCTGTTGCTAGGATAATTTTCAACCATGGAGTGAGAATGGAGATATGCAATCTCAACCCATTCTCTTCCGTGCGTAGGAGAGCCGTACAGCCTCGTAAGGTAGTTTGGAGTAGGGAATATGTCAGGCAGTTCTTAGATACAGCCTACAGCGATTATAACAGCCGTAACATAGGTCTTATCGCACACATGGCATATGAATGGTGTCAGCGTCTTGGTGATATGCGTATGTTAAAATTTAACAACATTGATTTTGATGAACACGTTGTACATATAGAACAGTCAAAACGTAGGGCAGATGTTCATTTACCTATTGAAGATGATTTATATAGTATGCTTGTACAACAAAATGATGAGTTTGGATTTCAGGAGTATGTTGCACCAAGACCTAAACCTGTAAAAGGTGAGTACATACCCTATTCCTTATACAAATTACCATTACACGCGCGTGTTATTATGGATAATGCAGGTCTGCCATCGGAGTTACGTCTTTCTGATTTACGTAGAACAGGTACAACTGAGATGGTAGAAGCAGGTGTCGGTATGGCACAAATTATGTCGGTTACAGGACATGCTAATCCACAAAGCGTAAAACCATATATGAAAAATACTTTGTTTAGTGCAAATTATGCCTTGACAGAACGAAAAAAGCATGATAAAAGCATCTTAACTGCCAAACAGAAAAAGTGATATATAATATTATGTATAATAACACTATAAGTGATATAATAAGTGATTTAAACTTACCTATAGGACACAGTAAAAGAATGAATTGTCCTATTTGTAAAGGTATAAATACTTTTTCTGTAACTAATAATATGGGAAGACTGTTATGGAATTGTTACAAAGTTTCTTGTACAGTTAGTGGTAAGAGTAAGGTGAAAATGTCAGCAGAAGATATTAGAAATACTTTCAATGAAAAAAAAGTAACTAGTAATGACTTTTTTCTACCTGATTCTTGTGTAAAAGTACGAGATAAAAAAATAGTTCTTGACTTTTTACATAAATGGGGGTTAATATCATTTTTAAATAATTTACTTTTTGACGTAAAAGAGAGTAGATTAGTTTTTCCTGTCTTACACCACAATAAGATTGTTGACGCTACGGGTAGGGCATTAACATCTTCGCTCCCAAAGTGGAAAAGATATGGAAATAGTGGCATCCCGTTTTCGTCTGGTTTTGGGGATGTTGCTGTCGTAGTTGAGGACTGTGTGAGTGCCAGTGTTGTTGGTACACTTGGTAATTTTGTCGGGGTCGCTGTCTTAGGTACTTCTCTCCTGCCTTCGCACAGAGATTATCTCACGCAGTTCTCAACGGCTGTAATAGCACTTGACCCTGACGCACTACCTAAAACACTAAGCATGGCAAAAGAACTGAGAGGTTATGTAAATAAAGTTCTTGTGCTTCGTTTGGAAGATGATTTAAAATACCAGAATAAAACAGACATTAAAAACCTTATAGACATTGGAGAAAAATAATGGAATTATCGTTGATACGAAGTCTGATGCAAAAAGACTTCTACGACAATCATCGTGGTGCTAGATGCCCAGATAGATTGTTTAGTAAAGATGTGCGTAAGATTAAGGCTATGATTGATAAGGCTATGCGTACTTACGAAAGAGATGTAACACCAGATGAGATAGAAGCATTGTTTATGTCATCTAACCCTACATTCACTACAGCGCAGAAACAGGCTTACAGTAGTTTGTTTGTACAAGTAAAGAAAGAACAACCTATGGGTAGTGACATTGCTCAAGAAGTTCTATCTAAGTTGTTTCAGCAAGTAGTTGGTGAGGATATTGCTAATCTAGGATTTGATTATGTTAATGGTGAGAAATCTAACCTTGAACCACTACGACATATACTTGAACAGTATGGTGATGACTTCACACCTAACCTAAACGTGGAGTGGGATGACATAGAGATTGACACACTACTATCACGTAACGACTTAGAAGCACGTTGGACATTCAACATACCTAGCCTTACACGTAAGATTGAAGGTGTTAATTCAGGACACTTGATTGAGATAGGTGCTAGACCAAATACTGGTAAGACATCTTTCCACGCAAGTTTAATTGCCGCACCACAAGGTTTTGCACATCAGGGTGCTAACTGTATTATCTTATGTAATGAAGAAGGTTATCATCGTGTTGCCGCACGTTACCTCACTGCCGCTACTGGTATGGATATGATGCAGATAAAGCAGAACCCTTCTAAAGCACGTGACTTATACGCACCTGTTAAAGAACGCATTAAGATTAAAGATGCAACAGGACGTGACATGGCTTGGGTAGAAAGTATATGCAAGTCATATAAGCCTGATATAGTCATCTTAGATATGGGTGATAAGTTTGCTAGGACAGGTGGCTTTGCACGTCCTGACGAGGCTCTAAAAGCTAATGCAGTACACGCTAGACAGATAGCTAAAGAGCATGAATGTGCAATGTTTTATATGTCTCAATTATCTGCGGATGCTGAAGGTAAGGTGCTACTAAATCAGTCAATGATGGAAGGGTCACGTACAGGTAAAGCAGCCGAAGCAGACTTAATGGTTTTGATTGCTAAGAACCCTGTAGTAGATGGGCAAGATGAGGAAGATACACAACGTCACTTGAATGTAGTTAAAAATAAACTATCTGGATGGCATGGTGTTGTACACTGTGAATTGTTGTATAAGACAGCGAGGTATGAAGCGTAAACATGGAAAAATATACAAAAGATATGATACCAGACTTTAAAGAAGATATTGCATATTACGTTAAAGATATGAAAAGAATTTTAAAGAATGCACCAAAAGAAAATAAAATAAACTGGTTAAGTTACCACAAATTTTTTGAGTTAGACCGAAAAGTGGAAAGGCTACATACTCTTTGCATTTTACTTGAATTAAATTTAGATGTTGAGGTATGGGGTCAGAAGAATTTTGGAGAAGTACTTATAAATAAAACTTATAAATTTAACTTAGTAAAAAAGTATTTTGAAGCACAATACAATGTAAAAAATGGTCCTATAAAAGAAAAAATGCTTAAAAATTATATCATGGATGCTATTGAAGATACAAAACACCCCCTTGATAGGCAACCTTTATAATGCAAGGTGAACTGTTTGATATAGTTGAACAAATATGTGAAGATGGAATTGTTTGTATAAAGTGCGACATATTACAACCCATTGAAAACTTTCAAAAAATGAACTATACTAAAACTAAGAATGCAGAGATAAAGCGCACGTGTAAGTCTTGTGCTTCTGGTAATAAAAAAGTAATAGAAGAACTAAGACTAACGAATCCATACCCATATAAAGACTACTCTTGTGCTATATGTGAAAGAACTATAGAAGAGGTGAATAAACATAATCAGAAGCTACTAGGAACATGGGTACTTGACCACTGCCATGATACAAATACCTTCAGAGGTTATTTATGTAAGCATTGTAATACTGGTTTGGGTGGGTTCAAAGATAGCTTAGACACAGTAAAAAAAGCAGTGCGTTATCTTGAAAAACATAAGGAGAGATTAAATGAAACTAACACTTGATGTTGAAAACACCGTTACTGAGCGTGATGGTAAAATGCATCTTGACCCTTTTGAATCAGGTAATTCACTTACTATGGTAGGTATGTTATCAGATACTGGTGAGGAAAGAATTGTTACTTTTGACCACAGTGAAGTTGAACCAGATTTAAATGGGCATGATACTGTGCAAGAGTGGCTTGATAAGGCTACTGTTCTTATAGGACACAACATTGCTTATGATTTAGTTTGGTTGTGGGAATCAGGTTTTAAATATGACGGTGCTGTATTTGATACTATGCTTGCTGAGTATGTTATACAACGTGGAGTTAAGTTACCTCTATCGTTGGAGCAGTGCGCAGAAAGATATGAATTAGAAACTAAAAAGCAGGATACTCTTAAAGCATATTTCAAAGCAGGATACTCTACACGAAACATACCACATGATGAGTTGTCAGATTACTTGAGTGCAGATTTACATGCTACACAACAGCTATCAGATAAACTTAATATTAAGCTAAATACTAAAGAGCATTCTAGCTTGATGAATACAGTTATTCTTACAAATGAATTATCTGTTTGTCTAGCTAAAATATATCAAAGGGGTATGGCAGTTGATTTAAAAGCACTAGATACTGTTCGTCAAGAGTTTCAGACAGAGAAGAGTAATCTTCTTACTGATTTAGATAAGCATGTTAAGAACCTGATGGGTGATACACCTATTAATCTAAATAGCCCAGAGCAGTTAGGTTGGGTTATCTATGGTAGAAAGGTTTTAGACAAAACTGAATGGGCAAATCGTATTGACCCATACATGAGTGATTCTGATTTCCGTACTGCAATTAACATTGGAACAGAGCAGTTGTATAAAACAAAAGCAGTTCAGTGTCCTGACTGTGAAGGAAAAGGCTTTGTACATAAAATAAAAAAGAATGGTACACCATATGCTAAAGCTACATCCTGTAAAACCTGTAATAAGTTAGGGTATCTTTTCAGACCTACAGAAGAAAAAGCAGGGTTAAGATTTAAACCACCTACACCTAAATGGGCTAGTGCCAATGGTTTTAGTACTAGTAAAGCTAACCTTGCTCTGTTGCAGAGTGCCGCTAAAAGTAAAGGCATGGATGATGCATCAGATTTTCTTGGGAAGGTTATTCGTCTAAGCGCATTAGATACCTATCTCTCATCTTTTGTTGAGGGTATACAAACTTACACAAAAGAAGATGGTAAGTTACACGTTAGTTTGATGCAACACAGAACTTCAACAGGTAGGCTATCAGGGGCTAATCCTAATATGCAAAACATGCCAAGAGGTGGTACGTTTCCTGTTAAAAGAGTGTTTGTATCAAGATTTGAAAATGGTAAAATAATGGAAGCTGACTTTGCACAACTAGAGTTTCGTGTAGCGGCATTCCTATCACAAGATGGAGTAGCAATTGAAGAAGTTAAAACAGGTTTTGATGTTCATAGTTACACTGCCCAAGTTATTAGTGACGCAGGGCAGAAGACTAATCGCCAAGAAGCAAAAGCACATACATTCGCGCCACTTTACGGAGCAACGGGATTTGGACGCACGGCTGCTGAAGCTACATATTATGAACACTTCAATGAAAAGTACAAAGGAGTATCACTATGGCACTCCCGATTGGCTAAAGAGGCTGTCACCACGCAGAAAATAAAAACACCATCAGGTCGTGAGTTTTCGTTTCCTGACATATCACGAAGAGCAAATGGTTCTGTATCCCACTTTACAATGATAAAGAATTATCCTGTACAATCTTTTGCTACAGCAGATATAGTGCCTATTGTTTTACTACACATTGAGAAGTATTTAGCAAACATGAAATCATGTATTGTTAATTCAGTACATGACAGTTTAGTTATTGATATACATCCAGAAGAGGAGAAGCAAGTTTTATATATAATAAATGAAACAAACAAAGAGTTACCTAATCTAATTAAACTTAGATGGGGAATAGAGTTTAATGTACCATTACTATTAGAATCAAAAATAGGTAAAAATTGGCTTGACACGAAGGATGTAAGCTGATATAACTACCATTCTATTTTCAGAAAAGGAAAGATAAAAGATGAGTAACATCACAACTATTAATACAGCTAATTATGCTGACATGGCAAAAGCAATGGGTGTATCAGTAACTACTACTGCAACACCTGAAGAAAGATTATCTTTGCCAAGACTACGAATATCCCACCAACCTGTAATGGGTATAAAGAGCATTGATGGTGAAGACATTAATGTTGAAGTTGTAAAAGGTGGTGCATTTAGACTAGAAGGTGGCACGTTTAAGTTAGAGGGCGATAACAATACTATTTATAGTACATCCATAACTATAAGACCTTTCTTACAGAGATACATGTATAAAAGATTTATTAAGGGTACAGATACTATTCCTAATAAATATGTAAAGACCATCATGGCTGATAATTTAAATATTGATTTAAAAGATACAGATGGTGGCTTTAACTGTGGCAAACCTGCTGGTTATATAAAGGATTGGCAAGCACTACCAAAGAACATGCAAGAACTTATACGTAGCATAAAACGTGTTCGCGTTGTTATCGGTATGGTTTCAATGGAAAATGCTAAAGACGAAAAGGGTAATAAAGTATCTGTAGATGATAGCCCATTTATATGGGAAATAGATAATCGTGAAGCATACAAAGCAGTAGGTGATGCGTTTAATACACTAGGTAAACACAAGCGTCTTCCTCTACAGCATAAAATGGTTGTGAATACAGAGGAAAGACAAATACCATCTGGTGCAAAATACTATGTTCCATCTGTATCCATTAATTTAACTGATACACTTGAGATAACTCAAGATGACCAAGAAATGTTTGGTAGCTTCATGCAATGGATAGATAATTATAATTCATACGTTTCAAATAAGTGGTCTGAAAATGTCAATAGCAAAATGAACGAAGATGATGTAGATGTTATTGACGTTTTAGTAGAAGAATCTGACATTGAAGTTGAGGTAGCTTAATGGAACATCCTGCTGAACTAGCTGTACATCAGTACATGGAAAATGCTGTAAAAGGTGATTCTACCATGTCTGATGAGACTATAGAGCAAGTAGCTACAGATGTGGCAGAGGCTCTTAAAAAGCAGTTTGGTAGTGGTAAAAGCAGGGGTGACTTTACATTACGTATGTCTAATGTAGGTCGCCCTTCTTGCCAACTTTGGTATGATAAAAACAAACCTGAAGTTGCTGTACCATTACCTACTACGTTTATAATGAATATGATGATAGGAGATATAGTAGAAGCTGTCTTCAAGGGTATTCTAAAAGAAGCAGGTGTAAAGTATGAAGATTCCGATAGCGTTAAACTTGAGTTGGATAACACATCCATTAATGGAACATATGATATTGTTATTGATGGTGCTGTTGATGACATAAAGTCTGCATCTGATTGGTCATACAAATATAAGTTTGAATCTTTTGATACATTAAAAAATGGTGATTCATTTGGTTATGTTGCACAGTTAGCAGGTTATGCTAAAGCCGCAGGTAAACGTGCAGGTGGTTGGTGGGTAGTAAACAAAGCTACGGGAGCATTTAAATATGTACGTGCTAAGTGGCTAAACGTAGATGAGGAAATACAAAAGATACAAGACAAGCATGACAAACTTAAAGAAAATAAGTTTGATAGATGTTTTGAACCTGTAGAAGAAACTTTTTATAAGAAAAAAACAGGTAATAAAATACTTAATAATGGATGTAAGTTTTGTTCATACCGATTTGATTGTTGGCCTAGCTTACAAGAAATACCTAGCGTTACTTCAAAAGCAAAAGAACCTGCAATAGTACAATATGTAGAATTAAACAATGCTAAATCATAAATCTTTTCGTATGGCACGTAAACATGGTTACAGAAGCGGTATTGAGCATCAAACTGCTGAATATTTAGAGAAACACAACATTACATATCGTTATGAGAAAGTAAAAATAGAATGGGAAGACTTAGCTTATAGAACATATACGCCTGACTTTGTTTTACAAAATGGTATAATAATAGAAACTAAGGGTAGATTTACTTCAGCAGATAGACGCAAGCATATCACAATAAAAAAACAACACCCTAAACTAGATATTCGTTTTGTTTTCACTAACAGCCGTAGCAAATTATATAAAGGTGCAAAATCATCTTATGGAGATTGGTGTACTAAGAATGGCTTTAGATATTATGACAGAATAATACCTGAAGATTGGCTTAAAGAAAAAGGAAAAGATAAACATCCTATCTTTATACCATTTCAACATAAGATAAAAATTAAAAGGAAAACAAAATGATAGACGAACAAATTATTGATTCTTTAAAGAAGGAAGACATAGTTATATGTATAAGACCAACTGTAGTTAATGAGCAGGAATGGTCTGGTGATGTAGCTATTTCTATTATGGCAGGTAGAAATAATCCACTAAATGATGAAGACTATTACAGTATTTTACATTTTGCTAAAATGGTATGTGCAAGTGTACCTTTAATGGAAAAGTCAGAAGAATTACGCGAATTAGTTCATAACTATGCTCTAACAGAAAGCGAATCTGATGAGTTAGATATTGCTGTTGAATTGGATGAATCTGACAGAGGAAAAGTACTTGACAGAAGTGATAATGTCATTACATTATCTTTTAGTAGCAGTACAAAAGGGAGTGCATAATGAGCAGTCAAATAAGACATGAGGAATACATGAAGCAAGCAATGGCACAGTCAGATGTAATTAATAATCCAAAACACTATGAGCGATATGCTATTGAGCCTGTGTCGTTCATTATGAATAATGAGTTGCCTTTCTGGATGGGCAATGTTATAAAGTATATAATGAGAGCAGGTTACAAATCCAATACAGATGAAATAACAGATTTAAATAAAGCAAAGAGGTATATTGATATGCGTATTAATCAATTAGAGGGTCGTGAGCCAAATGCGAGTTAAAGTTTTTATCACAATTGATATTGACCCAGATGAGTATCCAGTTCCTGCAGATGAAAATGTTGCAGAAGAAATTGAAGATGGTATACGAGAATATTTCTACGATGTGGAAGGAACTAAAATAAAAAGTATGAAAACTATACAGGAGTGAGAGATGAATAACTATTTACCTACCGACTACCAAAATTTCATAGCGTTATCACGTTACGCTAGGTGGAAGGAAGATGAACAAAGACGTGAGAATTGGGGTGAGACAGTAGCAAGATACTTTGACTACATGACTAAGCATCTAAAAGATACATGTAACTTCACACTAGAAGATAAGTTACGTGGTGAGTTAGAGGAAGCAGTGCTTGAGCAACGTGTGATGCCAAGCATGAGGGCTTTGATGACATCAGGTCCTGCGTTAGATAGATGCCACGTAGGTGGTTACAACTGTTCTTACGTACCTGTAGATAATCCTAGAGCATTTGATGAGACAATGTACATCTTAATGTGTGGCACTGGTGTAGGCTTCTCTGTGGAGCGTAGTAATGTAGACAAGTTACCTGTAGTTAATGAAGAGTTTCATACTACAGATACAGTAATCAAGGTAGGTGATAGCAGACCCGGCTGGGCAAAGTCTTTGAAAGAACTTATAGCTATGCTTTACTCAGGTCAGATACCTAAGTTTGATGTATCAGAGGTACGTCCTGCAGGTGCAAGGTTGAAGACATTTGGTGGTAGAGCATCAGGACCACAACCTTTGATAGAGTTGTTTGAGTTTTGTATTGAGAAGTTCAAGGGTGCATCAGGACGTAGGCTATATCCTATTGAGTGTCACGACATCATGTGTAAGATTGGTGAGGTTGTAGTTGTAGGTGGTGTCAGACGTAGTGCATTGATTTCATTGTCTAATCTTAATGATGACCAGATGGCACATGCTAAGTCAGGTCAGTGGTGGGAGAATGAAGGACAACGTGCGTTAGCTAATAACTCTGTTGCCTATAAAGAGAAACCACAGATGGGTACATTCATGCGTGAGTGGGTATCCTTGTATGAATCTAAGTCAGGTGAGCGTGGTATCTTTAATCGTGCGTCAGCAGTTAAACAAGCCTCTAAGAATGGAAGACGTGATACTGGACATGCTTTCGGATGTAACCCATGCAGTGAGATTATCCTACGTCCATATCAGTTCTGTAACTTGTCAGAGGTAGTAGCACGTGCATCTGATAATATGGAATCATTACGTAAGAAGGTACGCATTGCTACAATACTTGGTACATTCCAAGCTACAATGACTGACTTCAAATACTTGCGTAAGATATGGAAGACAAACACAGAACAAGAAAGGTTACTAGGTGTGTCACTCACTGGTATCATGGATAATCAGATACTGTCAGGTAAGAGTGCTACGTATGGTACAAACATTGGTTCATTGCTTGAAGAGTTAAAGGCAGTAGCTGTAGAAACAAACTCTATCTTTGCTGAACAGCTAGGCATTGAACAGTCTGCCGCTATCACTTGTGTTAAGCCTAGTGGTACAGTCAGTCAATTAGTTGACAGTGCATCAGGCATTCATGCTAGGCATAACCCATATTATGTGCGTACTGTTCGTGGTGATAACAAAGACCCACTAACACAGTTCTTAGTAGCACAAGGTATTCCTGCAGAGCCTGACGTAATGAAGCCTGATAGCACTACAGTGTTTAGCTTTCCAATGCAGTCACCATCTGGTGCAGTAACACGTACTGGTATGACAGCTATTGAACAGCTTGACTTGTGGCTGTTGTATCAGAGACACTGGTGTGAGCATAAGCCATCTGTCACCATCTCTGTGAAGGAACATGAGTGGATGGACGTAGGTGCATGGGTGTATGAAAACTTTGATGAGGTATCAGGCATTAGCTTCTTACCATTCAGTGAGCATACATATCAACAAGCACCGTATCAGGATATCAATAAAGAGAAGTACACTGAGTTGTTTGCACGTATGCCAGACACAGTTGACTGGTCTTTGTTACCTGAGTTTGAAAAAGAAGATAACACATCAGGTGGACGTGAGTTAGCTTGTTCAGCAGGTGTGTGTGAAGTAGTGGATTTAACAGCAGCATAGGAGATATAAAAATGAATATTAGATTTGATACAAACACAAAAAGCGTGGAGTTAGCATCCCACGCCTTTATTAAACTTAGTAATGTTGCCCAACCTAAAGATTTAAATCTATCTCTTAGTACATGGGGTGATTTATGTTATAATATTAACGGGGAAGTTGACAGTAAACATGCTACTCTTTTAGAAGAGTTACTTGGTAATGATAATTTTAATGAGGATACAAACTTATTATGAAAAAATTAGCACTAGAAAATTACTTGACAAGATTTCTAAGATACATTATAGATTGGCGTAAAACTAGAAGTGTTATACGTCAACTACACAACTTATCTGATAGAGAACTAGAAGATATCGGTGTCAATAGACACGAGATAGAAAGACTAGCTTATACGGAGATACAGAGAAAGAACTATGAGAAGTAAGGCTTGGCGTATATGGGCAAAAACAATTGGGAGCAAGATATCAGATGATGAAAGTGAAAGTGATACTGCAGCTTTGCTACGTACCATTTGGGTACTCACTCATCTGGTTGCTTGTTTCTTTATCATTATACACAATGGTACAAAGTTAGGATGGTTTTAAAATGACAGATAAACAAACTATATTATATGAAGGTGAAGAGTATGACGTTTCTGACTTAGATGAGAAAGAATCATACTGGCATCTTCAAGTAAAAGTATTAAGAAAGAGAATAGCAGATGCTAGGTTTGACTTAGACCAGATGGTTGCGGCAGAACGTGCGTTTGCTAATACACTTGTAACTTCTCTAACAAAGGAAAAAGAAAGTGACGTGGCTTGAATATGAAATGGCAAAATGGAGAGAGGGGAAATATCCTAACATGCAATTAAACGATTATCAAAAGAAAGCAAAGTCGTATGCAATCTATCCTGAATCATATAGGATAACTTATCCTGCACTAGGATTGGCAGGTGAGGCAGGTGAGATAGCCAACAAAGTAAAGAAGTTAATACGTGATGGATACAATCAAGAAGACTATGAACAGAAGAAGATAGACATAGCCTTTGAGATAGGAGATGTGTTATGGTACTGCGCTACACTTGCACAAGACTTAGACGTACCTCTGTCTGTTATTGCCACACAGAATCTTGACAAGCTAGAAGATAGGAAACAACGAAATGCCATCCAAGGTGATGGTGATAATAGATAAAAGAATGGGGGCAATTAAGCCCCCGTTTTGTTACCTTACGCCCATTTTTTGTATTACTTTTCCTATCCTAACTAATTCTTCAAAATCATACTTTGAACCATCTTTAGGTTCACCATATATTTTATGATAATAAGCTAGTGTTTTACGTCTGACAACACTATTAAACTTTTTAAATGCTACCCTTTCCATAGGGTCAAAACCATATCGTTCCATGCCACCAAATTTAGAATTAACTTTTACGGCAGACATAACTTGCTGTTTATAATCATCAATTAAACTATCTATGTAAAGTGCTTGCTCATCACTAGCTAAATTTTTATAGCGTTCACTATTTTTTAATACGGGAACTATGTAATCTTTTACGTATTCACCAAACAACTTACCTATTAAATCATCTGCTTCTGGTACACCTGTTTTAGATACAAGTTTTCTCCTAGACATTTTTAATCTTGCCATTTCCTTTTCAAGAAAGTTTTTATTTTCTTGTATTAAAATACCATAAGTTTGCCTTGTTATAGGAGTTATTCTTCGTAAAGTTTCTTCTCTTAATGGTGATTCATACTCGCTAGGTGCTTGATATATCGTTTTATCCCCTACAGTTTCTTCTAACCATTTTTCTATAGCAAAGTTAGCAGGTACACGAGCAAGAGATTTATTTATAATTAGTTGTGTTAAGTTTGATGAATCGGTATTTCTAACTATTCTTTCATCATCTGGAGATAAAAAAGTATTATACATATCTTGACCAAATGTTAAAGGTATTGTAAAAGTACTAGCTATATTAGATGCCCAATTACCTGTCATTTTAGCTAACTTTTCACCCTGTGTCGCATCTCCTGAAAATACATCAGTTATAGCACTATCTAATGCCCATATTCCAAAACCTGCTCTAAATTGAGTTCCAGATAGTGCTTGTATTGAATCAGTAAGCCAACCTCTATCTCCTACAATAGGGTCTTCTTTGTCGTATCTACTTGCTAAATCGGCTATAAATAAAAATGGGGCTGCAGGAAAAAATGGTCGCATATCAAATGTTTTACCATCTGGTAATTTTGCTTCATACCAGTTCTCACCAGCATATTCACTATTTCTAAAAGCGTATGCCGCTGAATACAAAGCTGTACCAACTAATGCTTTTGATATTTTTTCATAGTTATCTTCATTACCTTTTCCTACAAGTTGTGAAATAACCCTACTTCCGTCTTTATTTTTTCCAAGCATATATAAAGGACTATATTCATAAGTAAATCGCATGGCGTTTGCAACAAACCTTGGAAAAGGAACTAAAGAGGTAGTTAAAAATGGTGCTTTATGTATTCCATCAATTAAACCTTTTACAAAAGGACTTTCAGGAGAACGCTGATACGTAAAATAAAGAGAATCGCTTATTGCTTTGTCTAATGCTTTAGTTCCTTCTTTGCCACTAAACATAGCATTAAAGTTTCCTTCACGTATTATATTTTCTAAATTAAAATCTTTTTCATCTAAAAACTTTTTACCTGTCTGTTTAAAATATTCTTTTTGTGCTTCCGTATTAGAAGCAATTCTAGCATACTTTTCGTTTAACTGTCTTTTCAAATTTCCAACAAAAGCTACACGCTTAAACATATTATCTGAAAAAGTGTTAAGTGCATTTATTTTTCTACTATAATCTCTCAGTGCTGCAACTTTACCTTTTGTACCGCTTTTACCTAAACCATCCCCTATATCCTGCAACTCACGAAATAGTTGTGTTGACTTCTTGTAGAAACCAGCTTTAAATGCCGCATCTATAGCATCCGTTTGTTTTTTATTAGCAAGGCCATATACTACGGCAAGAATATCTTCGTTAGGTGTTCCACGTAATATGTCAAAACCTTTTTTACTTTTACCTACACCAACATTTTTTAAAAAGGATGCTGTTCCTCTATCTACTGCGGTAGTTAATACATCTATCCCAACACGCGCATAACCAGAGGCTACGTTACGTACAGTTGTGCCTACTTGTGAAGTCATAGATGCTAATCTGACAGCATCAAGAGTTTGAAATGTCAATCTTTCCACACCAACACCTTCTATTTTTTCTCCCACTTCTAGTGCTGCTCTTGTATCACCAGATTCTATAGCTTTTCCTAAATCATCTATGGATTTTTTTACCGAATCATCTATGGAAAATAAACTATCTGATGCGACAGAACTTAAACTTCTGAACACTTTATTTTTAGCCGCACCTCTTGCAGCAAAAGCCCTTGCTTGGTCAGATGCATCCACTATTAAAAGGTTAGCTAAATCATCAGACGTTATATTATATTTTTTCATTATATCAGGAAGAATTTTTTCCCCTAAATCCAATTCTTTAACTACTCTAGCAACACCTTCAGTTATTCTTTCACCTTCTTTTAAACCCATTTTGCTTTCTGCCATTATGTCAACAACTGCTGCAAAAATTCTTTTAGTATGATTATTATCTACAGACAAAATTAATTCACTAGATATACCTTCACTTGCTTCCATACCAGTACGAATTACACGCCCCTGAGAAACCTTTTCAGGGTCTAGAGGTTTTAATGCGTCACTGATAGAACTAGCTAATACTTTATTAGTTTTTATAATTTTCTCTGCTTTTATAAGAGCTTCTTCATTTGCTTTTGCTATAGCCTCAGAACCTTCAGATACTATGTCGCCTGTTTTCGCTTCAATCTTTGCTCTAGCTGCAGATTTAGCACCTCTAGCAACCAAGGCAGCAGGAGCAGCAGCACCCAAACCAAAAGCTAGTGCTGTCTCACTTAACTTATAATCATCTCTTAAATCTACTTCCATTTCAGTTTTTTGGGCTGCTATATTTTGTGCCGCTGATGCTAAACCTTCAACCGCTATAGTAGTTCTTATAGGTCTTGCCGCTGCATATTGTGCAACTGATGATACGGGGGAAGCCAGTGCAGTGGTAAGAGTACGCACAACACCTGCCTTTGCAGCCTGTGTTGCGGCTACGCCTGTTGCTTTACCACCACCCGGAAGTACTAGACCTATATATGTAGAAGGTGCTTTTAATAATCCTTCCGCATAGTCAGCGAAAGTTTGTCCAACACCGCCTGAAAAAGCAGGTAGTTCTGTAAAAGATTGCATAAGAAGGCGGTAATCACTCAATCTTTGCGTAGCTTTTTCGTCTTTCTTTTTTGTTGCATCTGCGGCTGCGGCTGACACGTAATTATAATCTCCTGCTGCCGTCAATTCATTTACATTAAACTCACGGAAATGTTCAAGAAACTCATCCATAGCTTCTTCTTCAGTAACGTCATCAATTCCTAAACGGTCTTTAGCAAACCTAATAGCAGCATCACGAACAGCACTATTATTTAGTGTAGCATTGTACGTTTTTGTAAATACTTCTTCCTCATTTTTTTCTTTTGTGCCACTAAATAAAAAATCTAGTCGTTTTTCAGTTTCTGTTTTAGGTTTTTTTAAATCTATTTGTTCAACAGGTTCAGGAATACCTATGGGTTTTTTAGTTAATACATCCCTATCTTTATCGTCTAAAACAGATGAGGATTGTGCAACACCTCTCTCCGCTAATTCTCTAAAAGTTACTGCCATTTAGCTTGACTTTCCCATTAATCCACCACGATTTTTTTCTTGTATTCTCATACTTTCAGGTAGATAACCTTCTTTAATTCTTTTTTCTATAAATTGTGGACTAGCCAATTTAGCCAAAGTTGTTCTTCTTTCTATTTCTGCTTGTGCCTCTTCAGAACCGTCTTCTAACAATTCATTATATGTCATTTCTTGAGTTGTTAGTTTTGTTTCTGTTTGTTTAAGTTCTATTACTTCCTGTTTTTCCCTAGCTTTAGTTATTAAATTTTTTGCTATATCTCTATCTACTCCTAGAGCATCCATAACTTTTTTCTGTGCTGTACTAGGACTAAATCCAGATAATTCTGTAGGATTTAGTAGGTTTCTTACTTTAGCAACATCTCCTAGTTCTCTATCTACAATGCGTTTAAATGCATTTATGTAAGCGTCACTGTAACCACTGTTATACATTGCTTCTATATCTAATGGGTCTATATCCGTGTTATTGCTTACATACTGATATGCAATGTCTTCAGCAGATTCAACTGTATCAGGCGTTTTTTGATGAAGTTCATATGCTGCTTCAAGACTAATATCAACTAGAGGTCTTGGTAAACTTTTTTCAAAATCATTTAATTTAAGTTGTTCCTGTTCTAATTGTTCTTTATCTGCTAATTTTTTTTGTGCTGCTAATTTAGCCTCTTCAGTTGCTTTGTCAGGGTCTACACCAACACCTAAGTCTATACCTAAATTTGCTGCAGCAGTTAATAAGTTTAGACCTTCTTCTGTTCTAGGTCCTACTGAGTTAATTCTATCAATAAAAATACTTTTACGTGTTTCTTTTTCTACGTTTTCACCTTTTAAATAAACATCCAATGCTGGTTGTTCTAAGTTTTGTAAAAAAGTTGTTTTCTCCTCATCAGTAAAATTATCAGTCTGCATTTTAATTTTTTGATATTGAGTAACTTCTTGACTAGTCATACCCGATTCTGTATATATCTCAGAACTTAATTCTTCTGTAATAGCTTTAATATTTGTAACTATTGAAGTTATATCAGTTAAACTAGCTTCATAACCCGGAGGAGCAGCATTAAGTGTTCTAGAAATAGTTGCAAGACGCTCTTGTTCCTTATCAAATGTAGGATTTCCAGACTTATAATTGGGGTCTTCAACCATTTTATTTTGATGTGCAACGAGGTCTAATTCATACGTAGCTTTAGCACTTACCTTAACTCCTGTTTTAATTTCCGTTAGTTGTCTGTTTAATTTTGCAACTAAATTATAGTTATTATTACGTTGTGCTTGTATAATTTTAGCTTGTATCACTTGTTCTGGATTACCACTAAACTCAGCCACTTCTAATTCAGCTTGATTTACAAGTTTTTCTGCAAGATTTATCTGTTCTTCCGTTGCAGTAGGGTCAGATTTAAGTTTCTGTAAATCGGATTGAGCATATCCTAGATTAGCACCTAATTGTCCAGCAGTATTTCCAGTTGCCTCAAACTCATCACTTACAATCTGTCTGTTTGTTTTTCTAATTTTATCTGTTAAGTCTTTTCTTTCTTCTGGGTCATTAGTAGTTTCAAGCATCATAGTCCAAGCGGATACTTGTTCTTTCTTATTATTACCCGAAGCAACCGCTTGTAAATCACTACTACGCATATCTTCATACTGTTTTCGTAGTTCTTCATTATTAATAACTTCTTCTTTAGCTAGTTGTTGGCTTGAATAATCTAACCTTTCCTGCGCTGTCATATTTGAACGCATATAACTTTCAGTATCCCAAGACATTGTAGGCATGGGTATTAACTTATCGGGTGCAGTGGAAAGACCAATCTCTTTCATCTGAGATTCTACTTCCTTCTGTGTTCTTGCTTCCACATCTATGTCTTTACCTAGTATCTTAGATACTAAAGAACCTGCTGTTGCAGATGTTCCTGATGGCAATGCTTGTGTAGGTAAAGTTGTAGGTTCACCTTGCCATGCTTTTGCGTAATCTGTTATACCATAAGAACCATTTAATTTTTTAGTATCTACATCAGCACGTTTTATAAATTGTGTTAAATCTTGTGGATTAGTTTTTTGACTACTTCTTAGTTCAGATACAAAAGAACGGTATGCAGATAAACTACCCTGCTCTTCAAGCAAAGATGCAGCATACTCTGCTGCTCGTGGGTCGCCTTTAAATAAAGCTGCACCTTCTTTTAAAGCACTTTCAATTTCTTTTAACTCTTTTTTTCTTTCTTCTTGTGCATCTATAGCACGTTTTACTCGTAAATCGGCAACTTTTTCTACCCTGTTGTTAATTCTATTTATGTCATCTTGCAATGCTTTATTGGCAGATTCAGCAAAACCTGTAACAAACCCTGTACCAAAAGAACCTAAACCCAAAAACGCCATTTATATTCTCCTTGCCATAAGACCTGAAAATCTTTCCTCTGCTTTTTCCTGCATATCTTGCACTATAGGACTATCTTCATTTGATATATTTTCATCTTCTTCTGGTTTAGCTTGTTCATCTTTAAACTTCTGTACTGCTAAGTCTACAAGAGAACCTCGCAATTCTTTACCTTTTTCTAATCCTGATGTGTACTTAACTTTAGCGGTATCACCTATGAGCATTATAAGTTCTGTTAGAACAGGTAATATAAGCATACCTACATCAACACTATGTTTACCTTCAAGTACACCAGATAATTGCATTGTATTAGCAATAGTAGTTACAGGTATACCCATTTCCATAACGTCAATTAATTGACTAGATACTTCATCTGAATCTATTCTTGGTATATAATAGTCTAATGCTTCTTCAACAGTAGCATATTGAGGTGGGCTTTGCCATGGTCTACCACCCAAAGGAGCAGTTAAAGACTGACCGGGAATTGGGGCATCAAAGGGTACTGCATCAGGCATTGCCATTTTTAATTTCCTCACGTTTTTCTTGTATCATTTTTACATACAATGCTGTTCTATCAATAGGTTCTGCTTTTTCATTTGTTGTACTCTTATTTTTATTAGGAGAACTTAACAAACCTTTTGATTCAACCTTTTTAGGTTTATCCTTATCAGTATTAATAGCCATATTTATTTTTTGATGTAACATAAATGCTGGATTAGTTTGCATTATAATATCCTCTTAACCAAATTGTATAAATGCTGAACCAAGTGTTCCAATTAAACCGCCAAGAGCAGAACCTGCAGCAGAACTAGATGCCATTTGTTGTGCTTCTTTTGTTGAATCAGCACTAAGTTGTGCTACTGCTAAATTATTCATTCTATCTAATTCTTTATCAGCAGATGTCCATGCCCACTCCATAGTATCTGCATAGTACTGCCACAAGTTATTATACGCTTGATTAGATATATCAAGCACTGCTTTAGCATTTAATTCATTAGCACGATTAACTGCGGCAGTATCAGCAGTAGCAATTTCTCTACGCCATGTAGCATTACTCTGTGCAATCACCAACTGATTCTGTGCATTAAACTGGTCACGTTGATTTGCAATCTCCTGATTAAATCTTTCAACTGTATTCACCTGACCTGCATTAAACTGTGCCTGTGCATTAGCCTGTGACGCATTGAATTGAGATGTTTGTGACTGTAGGCTTGCAAAGAACTGGTCTGTTTGATTCTGTGATGTAGCATTAAATTGTCTTGAAGCATTCTCTGCGGCTTGGTCTGTGAACAAAGACTGTATACGAGACTGTGCTTTAAACATTTCTGTCTGCTGTTGATTAGACAAGTTCTGCATATCCATCTGCATAAAGTTCTGTGCATTCTGTACAGATGCTTGTTGTCTGTTATTCAAGTTAGCCATATCTAACTGAGACAATGCCGCAGCTTCTGCCATAACCATTGCCTGTGAATTAGACAAGTTAGCCAAGTTCATTGTATTAGCAATACGGCTATTCTCTAGTGCTACTTGTTGTTCAGCAGTAAAGTTCATATTAGCTACGTCAGCTATACGTCCTGCATTTTGTACTCTAGCTTGAAATGCTTGGTCAAACTCCATGCCCATAAATTCAGCACGTTGTTGTGCAGCCAACATGTTACGTTGCTGTCTATTGGATAGGTTCTGTGATTCAAACTGTGCTACAGTAGATGCATCAGCTTGTGCTATAGGCAATGCTGATTCCATTGCGGCTTGCACTACAGCTTGACCAGCTAATGATGAAGCACCAAGACCACGCTTTGCCAGTATGCCTTGTGCATTTCTCATTGCACCAGCCGCCCATGCAGGTGTCTGACCACCTTCAAACTGTTGCATTAGTCCTTCTAGTTGACCTTGAACAGTAGCTTGTTGTGTTGGGGTTGCTTGTGCGGCTTGTATTTCTTCAGTAAACTTAGCGGCTTTCTCTGCATCTGCTACACCACTAATGAGTTCACCATCCTGTATCTCACGCTGTACAGGATTATCCATAAGTATGGCATTACCTTGTGCGGCATTTAAATCTCCTACAGATGATGCTGTCTGTTGTGCGGCTACTACCTCTGCTCTAGGGTCAACAGTGCCTTGTGCAGCTTGTGTAGCATCTAGTGCTGTCTGTACACCTTCAGCAGACTGAACTGCTTCCATTTTATTTGCTTGGGTTTCTGTGACTGTATCAGCCTGTGTTACACCAGCTACTGCAGTTGATATAGGTTGCATAGCACCTACTGCACCAGTTCCCGGCTGTAACATCTGCTCACCAGCTACAGGTACTGTTGCCGCTTGTGTTACACCACCTTCAGGTAATGCACCTGTTGACATTCTATCTACAGTGATATCACCTATGCTTGGTGACTTCGGTGTTGTTTCTTCTGTTGTTGGTGTTTCTTCTACAGGTGCAGGTGGAGTTGTACCACCCTCTTGCATCTTGACTACACCACCACGTGCCATCTGCATAGCTTTTTGTTGGTAGCCTTGCATACGTTGCTGTCGCATTGGGTCTTGTGAAATGTAATCTTGGAAGCCTTGCATGTTACCTTGATAGCCCATAGCACGTGCTATCTTTTCCATGCCACTAGGCTTGAATGCTTTAAACATAGCCATGTTTATTTCCTATCTAATGCCTTATCTAACTTGTCTTCTAATCTGTGCAATGCTTCCATAACTCTAGCCATGTCATCACGTAGTTCATTCTTGGTAGCATAGTCTTCACGAGTTTTGTTTAGCAATATT